GACAGAACAAGAAATAAATGAATTTATTTTTAATATTGCTGAAGTATCAGATGATAACGAAGCACAAGAAAGATCTAAAAAAGGAACTACAACTAAAAAAAGTGGCAAAGCATTTGGTATGCCTAAAATTGCACAGATATGGAATTGTGATGTTAAAACTGTGGCAGAAATATTTAGTTGGATTGGAATTAAATATGAAACGGTACAAGGAGCAGGAGCAATAGGGGAGATAATAGAATATTCTGTAGATAGATATGAAGTACAGGTTTTTAGTAATAAAGATGGTGAGGTTCAAGAAGTAAAAGTTTTAGTAGATGGTCCAACTTTATTAAAAGCAAATTTATTTTACGATGAAGTAATTAGAAAAGCACAAGTATGGTTACCAAAAATGAAACCAGCTGATTACGAAAAGATAATGAAAATTAAATTTGATCAAAGAAAGAAAGCTGATTTAAATGATTACATAGCTGACGAAGATGCAAGTGAAGATAAAAAATTTGTAAAACATTTTATGCAGTATTTAGTTAGAGATAGAGCTTATTTAGATAAGAAAGAATTATTTGAATACAAACTACCTTTCTATGATAAAAATTTAAATCAATTACATTTCAATATAGATAAATTTGAAGATTATTTAGAATCAAAAAAAATAAATATAAAACGAGTAGATTTAATTAAAAAAATTAAAGATGTATTTAAAGGTAGAAAGGTAAACGGTAAATACAAAGGAGAGTCTTGTATATCCTGGGTTATAGAGAATCCTAGTAACTGGGTAAACCTTGAAACAGAAGAAATTATAATGGAAGCTGAAGATGCAGAAATAGTTGAGGAGGTTAAACAAATAACGAATGAATCCTAAATTTATAGCAGGTCCACCAGGTACAGGTAAAACTCATGAGTTTATTACACAAAAATATGAAGAGTTATTTAAATTGTACGGTCATGAAAGAATAGTTGTTTTATCTCACACTAATGTTGCTGCAGATCAAATTAGAGAGGCAATAGCAGAACTTAAACCAGTTAAAGAAAAAGGAATAAAAGATTCTGATTTAGAAGATTACATTTGTACAATTCATTCTTATTGTAAAAATAAATTAGTTAGTAAGGATGTATTTGATACTCAAGATCATGAAAATTTAGTTATGATTGATTCTTTATTTAACAAAGTAAAGATAAATAAAAATGAAGATGTTTTTAAAAAACACGGTTTTTATAAATTTTTAAATGATGCACACAGTCACGGCTATCACGATAAATTAAATCAATTCTATTATAGAAGAGAAACAGATCGAGATGCTTATAACCCTTACAGTTTAAAAAGTATTAAAGCTTTAAAAGATAAATATGAAAAATATAAAAAAGATCAAAACCTTTTTGACTTTATGGATATGATTCAAGAATTTATACATAAAGCTAAAGCTCCTGACATAGATGCTTTAATAGTAGATGAGGCACAGGATAGTAACAAACCACAAATTAAAGCATTAGAGAAGATGTCTACTAATGTTAAGGATGGGCATTACTATATGATAGGCGATGCAGATCAAACCATATTTGAATTTGCAGGTTCTGATCCAGAATACTTTCATAAAATATCTAAAAAACCAGAAGTAGAATTAGAAAATGGAAAAAGATGTGGTGAAGCTATAAATACTTTATGTAAAAAAATTATTAGTCCAGTATGGAAACATTACGGTTATACTAGAAAATGGTTACCTGCTGTCTATACTGATAAACATTTAAAAGAAAATAAAATTGAAAAAGGATTTAAAGTTGGAGATGTTATAAAAGGAAGAGGTTACTATTTGCCTAATTTAAATTCATCAAGCGCATTAGATATTTTATTAGACAAGATAAACAATACTAATCAAACTTTCTTATTTACTTATAGACAAACACCAGGAGATAAAAGAATTATAGATTTCTTTAAACAAAAAGGAATAGAGTTTAGTCACGTAAAACATTCTGATTTTGTTTCTAAAAAAGAATTAACTTGCCATTTTGTATGGCCAGATTTTGTAAACGGAAAACCTATTGAACTATCTCAAATAAAAAATTTTTGGGATTATATGGGTAGTAAAGCCATTGTGAGGGGTAAATCAAAAAAGAAGAAACCTTTCGAAGATTGGATTAAAAAAGAATATACAATAGATCATTTAATACAAATAAATTATCTACATGCTGACATTAAAAAGTATAAAAGTTTTGATCAGGTTAGAATAAACACTGACAAAGAAAGATTAATTTATATAAATAAATTAATAAAGAAAGGACCTAACTCTGAAAAAGAAATTAGGGTTAAGTATGGCAACATACACGATGTAAAAGGTTTAACATTTGACAATGTTATTGTTGATGAAAGTTTATATCGAGATGATGAACCTTTCTTTGTTCAATTAAGATTAAAGTATACTGCATACAGCAGGGGTATTTTTGATTATTGGACATTATGTTCAGAAACAACAAAAAAATTAGGAGGAAAAAATGGATCCATATAAAAAACAAATTGGGGGTGCTCATTACCAAATGAAAATTCAACCGAGTGAATTTATAAATCACAACAGGTTGCTTTTTGCTGAAGGGAACGCTATAAAGTACATAGTGAGACATTCTAAAAAAAACGGAAAAGAAGATTTAGAGAAAGCTAAACACTACATAGATATGATTATTGATCGAGATTACTCTAATGAAAAAAAAGAATCTTGGATTGATGGATACAAAAAATGGAAAAATAAATAATGAAATGCGTTGTATGCAAAAAGAAAAACATTGCATTTGATTGTGAGTATATGTGTAAAAAATGTTACAAAAAGAAAAAAAACAATAATGTATAAACTTTGTTTAGTAGACATAACTTTAATTATGGCAATTTGTTTAACGTATTATATGATAGGCATATAAATGTGTACAGCACCTAGAATAGAAGATTTAGATTTAGAGGGCGTTGATACGGTAGCCGTTGACTTGGAAACATACGATCCAAAGCTCAAGGACCACGGATCAGGGGCCATCAGGGGTGACGGGTTTGTTTGCGGTATAGCCATTGCTACAGATAAAGAAAATTATTATTTACCGATTGCTCACGCAGGAACAGGAAATTTATCAGTTCAAGAAACTTGGGATAAATTAGATGAATTAATATTTCAAAACGAAAACATTACAAAAGTATTTCATAATGCAATGTATGACGTGTGTTGGATAAGAGCAGCTACAGGTAAAATGTTAAAAGGTAAACTAATAGACACAATGATTGCAGCATCAGTATTAGATGAAACAAGAATGCGATATTCATTAGATTCTCTTTCAAAAGATTATCTTGGTGATGTTAAATATAAATATGACTTACAACAAAAAGTTTTAGATTGGTCAGGAGGTACAATAAAAAATCCAATGACCAATATGCACAAACTTCCATATGAACTTGTAAAAGATTATGCAGAACAAGACGTTAATTTAACTTTAAGATTGTGGAGATTGTTTGAAAAAAAATTAGACGAAGCATTATATACAAATCCAAAAACAAAAAAAACAAAAACTTGTAGAAATATTTTTGAATTAGAAACAAAATTATTTCCTTGTCTGGTTGACATGAAATTTAAAGGTGTTAAAATTGATGTCCAAAAAGCTAGGAAAATAGGGCTTTTTCTTGAAAAAAGACGTGATAACTTAATTAATTTAATTGAAAAAAGAACGAAAGTTAAGGTTCAGATATGGGCAGCAGCATCTATTAAAGAACTTTTAGAAAATCAAAAAATTACAGACTATAAAAAAACTCCAAAGTCTAACATGCCTCAACTTCCAAAAGATTATTTACAAACACATTCAAATAGATTTTTACGTATGATTGCAAAAGCAAGAGAATGTGACAAAGCTAAAAATGTATTTATAGATGGTTTATTAAACTTCGTTCACAACGGTAGAATTCACGCCGACATCAATCAAATAAGATCTGATGACGGCGGTACCGTCACTGGCAGATTTTCTATGTCAAATCCTAACTTACAACAAATTCCTTCTAAAGGTTACATCGGTAAAAAGATGAGAGAATTATTTGTAGCTGATGAGGGTTGCAAGTGGGGAAGTTTTGATTACTCACAACAAGAACCACGAATTGTTGTACATTATGCAATCAAACACAAACTAAACGGCACTGAAGATTTGGTAAAAGAATTTAATAAAGATGATGCTGACTTTCACCAGATTGTTGCAGATATGGCAAAAATTTCTAGATCTCAAGCTAAAACAATTAATCTTGGATTGTTTTATGGTATGGGTAAAATGAAACTTCAAAAAGAATTAAATTTATCCAAGGAAGAATCAAAAACTTTATTTGATACTTATCACAGAAAAGTACCTTTCGTTAAAGAATTGTCTGATGGACTAATAGAATTTGCAGAAGATTTTAAACTTCTTTTTACTTTAGGAGATAGATTTTGTAGATTTAATAAATGGGAATCTACCGATCGTAAATGGAATAACGATACAGGAAGATTTGATCCTACGCCTATTCTTACTGAAGAAGAGGCATTGACAGCTTTTAAAGCAAAAATATTAGATTCTTTTAAACCAGAACATGCTCAAGAATACATTGATAATTTTAAATCTTATTATAAACCTGCGTTTACTTACAAAGCTTTAAATAGATTAATTCAAGGATCTGCTGCTGATATGACAAAAATAGCGATGGTAAAATTATATGAAAAAGGAATATTACCTCAAATTCAAATACATGATGAGTTGTGTCTATCTATAAAAGATGATAAGGAAAAAGAAATAGTTATAGAAACTATGGAAAATGCTATTCCCTTGGAAATAAAAAATAAAGTAAATTGTAAAATAGGTAATAATTGGGGAGAAGCAAAATGATAAATTATGGCTTATTTAAATGCGAACACACCACCAATATATTGTCAAATTCGTAGAGAATATCTT